CTTGTAAGGTTTCCGTTTTCGTGTATTCTATAAGAGTCAAAGGACAGCACATGACGATCACTCAAACCAAACCCCAATTCCTGACTGAAGCACTTATCGAAGTGCTGAACAATGAGTGGAAAGTTGATGCGATTGAATCCAGTCGTTCTGTTTACACTCAACTTGAGATTGAAGTTGGTCGCAAATATATCAAAGTTTGGTCTTATCTTGTCAATGAATGTTTTGCACTGAATGAGAGAGTTCGTGGACGTTCTTGCTGGATGTTCGTTGATAAGAACTCTGGCGAATGTTACAAACCAGCATCATACAAAGCACCTGCAAAAGGTGTACGTTATCTGATCACTCAGTTGGCAGATAATCCTCATATTTGTGATGCTTACGGTTCGTTCTTGTATCTCTGATTATGTTTGCTGACACATTAACACAACTCCGTAAACTTTCCATCAGAAAAATGCAATTTCAAGTCACACAAATTGAGTTTGATTTTGGTGATGCTTGGGAGAATAAAATGCCCCCAAATCTTCAAG